TACCACGATTGATAGCAGCGTTAATTTCAGGGCGCTCTCGTTTGGCGTTATATAATACCGAGGGTTCAATTCCAAGTCTGCCAGCAATATCCTGGTTGGTGTAGCCATCGCGTGCAAGACCTTCTATTAAAACCAATGTATCTTCATCAAACAATTGGTCAATTCTGGTTTTTCTTTGCTTGCCCATAATTCTCTCCTTTCATTTTGAATTTTGATTAATATAACACAATAGGCCCCAAAGTCATTTCACTGACCCTGGAACCTATCTACTAATTTCTATTTACTTAAAGTGTATTCAGATTTCACCTTATCTTTTTGTAAAAACTATATTGATTTCTTACACTTACCACTTTTGCATTTGCCTCGTTCTTATCTGTGTAAATCAAATCCCAAGCATGGCCACCTGTTTTCCACTGACGAACTAAATATTCTTTTCCATTTGTATAGCATTCTATGTACCAAGCCTTTTCTCCTTTTGTGATACATACATACATTGCTACCATTCTGAATCCTAAGTTACTCAAACCCCAACTATTCAAATGCATCATACTCGTTACCTCCTCTAAGGAATTTGGTTTTGGTTTATCTTCTGTCTCTATTATACCATGAAAATATTAGTTTGTCAATAGGTTTTTGGAAATTTCTATATATTTTTTTATTTTAACCATATCAATCCATTATCAACATGACTTTCAACAATTCAACAACCATTCTAATTCATTCCAGGATAAGCCGTATTTAATCCACTTTATTTTGATGAATCTATAAGGCCAATATATTAATCCTCAAATACCGATTAACCTGGATTAAACTGGCTTATATAAAGGCTTTCCATATTTTCAAATCATCTTTGGTAAATATCTGAGACCTTTTATATTTGCTATCATAAATTGAAGCCTCGTATATGGCATTCTCTTCTGCTGTGTACCAATCACCATAATTCTTGATTAATCTTTTCACTTGCTTTTCATTTCTTTTCAATTCAATCCACTTAGTAACCTTATCCCAAATATTGCTAAAGTATCTCCATAAACAAATACCTATTCCAACAAACCATGGTGATATTATCAGAATTAAAAGTATCACACATAAATCTCTCATTACTTTTCCTCCCTGGGTTCATATTCAAAACATCTATCATTCATCATTTTGATTCTGCCTATCTGTTTACATACACCTATATACTCTTCAGCAAATTTTGGTTTGTCATTACCTCGAATAGCAGAGGTTGGTTTTGTATTATCAAAATACTTGCATGTTTTGCATTTATTTTCCATTTACTTTTCGTCCTTTCTGATTCTGCATTCTGAACAAATTTCGTATGAGCAATCTTTACATTTATCAGAATTTACCTTTGCTATCTTCTGACCATTTTCCATAAGTCTTTCAAAAAACTTACTTTCCTCATATGTATCAAAGTTCTGCATATTATCACTCCTTTTATATTTTACACCAGAGCACTTAGGAGGGGGTCCATTTCTTTTAACAGAAACTTATATTGCCTACGACAAACAATTAAGTAGTGGTGTGCTCTGGTGTAAACTAGCTTATACTAAATGATGTTTCTCCAAGTAATTCTCTACATCATTTACGTAAAGAATCATTTCTTGCAGACGACTTTGCTCGATTGATACTTCGCCATCTGAATCTTCCTCTGTAAATCTCTTTACTGGGACTGGAATATTTTTGCCATTTCCAATTTTTTCTGCAAGTCTATCAAAGACAATAGTAACAAACCAAACAATCATCGGAAGGAATAACCAGTACATTTTGTTCGGTTCATATTTACCAAAGTAATACATCATATATGGTATACTTGCTTTCAGAATTGTAGAAAATATTGGGATTCCTTTTTTTATCATTCTGAAAAAATCCACAATCATTTCATAACCTATTGTTCCTAACATATTTATCAGTTTCATTTGTTTTTCAACCTCTCTTTGTAAGCATCTCTTTTTACATCAAGCAAACTCTTTCCTCTGTTCTGATAACCTGCCAAATTACAATTCTGACAATTAATATCATTCATGTAGAACAGACGATGCATTTCTTTACATATTTTGCAATGCTCTTCTTTCAACCAATTTTCATCAACGGTAACAAATAAACGTAAAACAATAGATGGAGAATCATTTTGCTTTTCAAATTGCACCTGCACATCTTTGATTTCATCTTTGCTTATTACATTTGTTGCATACCATTTACATGCATTCAAATAGGCTTCTTTCATATTTTTGCCTGTAAATTTTAAATGCATTATTTCTTCTGAGTATTTCTGTTTCATTTTTGAACACCCCTAATCTGATTTATTACCTCATTTCTTGCCATGGAATCTACCCACTCATTGAAGTAATTCCCTGCATGTCCTTTTACTTTTTCAAAAATTAAAGATTTCATTTGCTTTTCGCATTTGTTCTTCAATTCCAAAAGCTCTTTCCATAAATCTGAATTTTTTACTTCATCACCTTTTGATGTTTTCCAACCATTTGATTTCCAACATCCAAGCCAATGCTTATTTATGGCATTTATAACATAAGCAGAATCTGAAAGAATTTGAAATGCAACCATGTTCTTTTCTTCCTTTATTTCTGCTATCTTTTCAAGTGCTTTTACAACAGCCATGAGTTCCATTCTGTTATTTGTAGTTGCACCATTTCCACCACCAGACTTTTGCAATATTTCTTCATCTTTACAAATAATATATGCCCAACCGCCTGGACCAGGATTACCACTACAAGCACCATCGGTATAAATCTTTATCACTATATAAGCCTCCTTAATAAGGGGATAGCGGCCACATCAGTGACCGCCTTTATAATCATATCAGATTAGATGTCCCAATCGTCTCCGTCATCGTCGTCCTCTTCTGGCTCTGGTTCAGCCTTCTTGGCAGGCTTCTTTTCTGCCTTCTTTTCTGCCTTCTTTTCAGACTTTACAGGCTTCTTTGTAGGCTTCTCCTCAGGCTCTTCATCGTCCCAATCTTCATCTTCTGCATCAGTGTCCTCAGCCTTTGAAGCATCGTCCTTCTTAAGCAGGTCAATATAGAACTTAGCAGGCTTCTTTGGAGCTGCCTTGATACCACGATTCTTACACTCCTTGAAGAGTTCCATAGCAGTCATTGATTCATATGAACCATCTTCGCCTGCCTCTTCCTCTTCCTTGACACCATCAAGTGGATTATCCTTCAGGTAAGCAATGAGGTCTGCCTTCTTTGTGCCAAATCCCTTTGCCTTGAGGTCCTTAAGTTTACCTGCTTCCTTAATCATTTCGTAAAGCTTTGTTCCACTTATTGAATCATAATCAGATGCCTCTGCTTCATCTTCTTTTGCCTTCTTTGCAGGAGCCTTCTTAGCAGACTTCTCAGCCTTCTTGGGAGCCTCTTCCTCTACCTCAGAATCTTCCTCTGTCTCCTCAATATCTGCCTTCATAGCAGAATTGATTTTATTTGCTGTAATGTGGTCTGGCATATAATTGATAAAATCGAGGAAATTATCCTTTGCCTGAGCAATTACTGCTGTAAGTGATACAGCCAGAAGTGGGAATCTTCTGCCAATATCAACAATCTCGTCCTTCTTCTTTCCCTCTGCAATAATGTTTGCAGCTTCCTTAAGTGTGTAATTCTTTGCCATAAGTCATTTCTCCTTTTCAAATTTAAAAATTTTTGATTTTGTTTACCTCTTCTGAGGACTAAACCTTATCAAGCGAAGAACTTCAAGTTGTGTTCTTTGTTCTTCTGTAATTACATTATATCACGTTAAAATGTGTTTGTCAATAGGTTTTTAAAAAATTTTTGTTTTAATTTATTCGTCCCAAAATTCATCTTCTGAATTATTTTGATTTGCATTAATATTACCTTGTTCGTTATTGATAACAACATTCAATGCATTTCTGAGTTCGCACAAATTCTCCAAAGAATCAATGTGCAATGCTCCCTTCAAAAATACAGAAGTTTTATTTTGCCCCTCTTGCACTTCTAATTGCTGAGCAAGTGTAAATCCACCTTTTGAACACTTAGAAATTACAGCATTTCTTGTGTTGGCAATTTTTGCTCTACAAATTTCTTTGTATGTTATTTCTGCCATTATTCTTCCTCACTTTCTTCCTCTACTTCTACTTCAGCTTCATACATCACTACAAAGTTTTTAGCGTCATCAGAATTAAGCGGAAGCAAATTAAGGTTATCCATTTCAATGTAGTCATTAAGCCCATTAAAACGTATCTTGGATTCACCATCGCCATCAATTACTATCTGTTTGATTCTAAACATACCAAGCATCATTGGTTTTGCTCCAGCAATCCTTGCCTTTATCTTTACATCATTATTCAGTAATTGAAAAAGCTGTATCGTGTTGCCAAGTTCATCATACCCTGCCTTTAAATCAAAATTAACAGAACCATTGGCAGATAAACTATGACCGTTGTACTTAACAACCTGTTTTAATTTGATATTCATTTCGCATTCTTCCTTTTCTTTTCAAATTTGCTTAACCATTCACGAGTATACTTTTCACGAGCACTTTCACTTGATTTCACCTTACACTTAATTTCTGGTGTTTCATCTTCAAGTGAATTTATATCCACACCTACAAATTCTTCATTTGTGGTATATTCTCCTGTTTTGATATACTTTGCTGCCTCTTGCAAATCTTCTGGTCTTATAACCAAATAAACCTCATTACTTTGCAAAAATTGAATCGCAAACACAGGTAGTTTGTGAGCCACATTTGCATTGTATAGCAAAGTATCAATATCTTTTTTACAAACCTTTATACTACTTGCATCTGTTGATTTCAATTGGCACAAACAATCTTCTGAGATACCGTCCTCTTTTACTACCCAACCAGAACCAGAATTTGGCGTAGGTTTGAATCCTAAAAGCTCCATTATCTCTGCTTCATTTCTTCTGTAAAACTTTCCACTTCTTTTCATCTTACACCTTCCAGTTGTTCATTTATCAAGAAGTCAACTGTTGTACATAAATTGATTTCTCTTTGCATAATTCCTCTGAATAATTGTAAACCAATACAAGCAATCTTGACTATTGATAAATCTGTCTTTGGAATACCATAAACAAATTGCACCAGCTTTTTCTTATCATCAGAACTTATGTCTGGGATTCTTGCATACATTCTCCAAGCATTATCTGCTTGCTCTTCTTTTACTTTTTCAAACTCAAAGTCATAGTCTATACCGTTGTCAGTTATTGTGTATTGAAAACCAACACAATGCTTACCGATAAACTTTGTTTTTATTAAGTCTTGCGGCTTCATCATTATCCTTTTGCCTCCTTTTCTCTTTTCTTCATTTCTGCACGTTTTCTGCCATTAATAACAGCCAATTGCTTTTGTGATTTCACCATACCATCTACCATGCATCTTGCTTTGAGTGTTTTATCCATTAATTCAGATACACACTTATCGCACAAATGCATAATATTTGGATTCTGGTCTGGAATCTGAAAAGCCAAATCAAACACTTCTACTGATTTACTTCTATCATTTCCGCAGGCATTACAAACGAAATACTTGTCTTTTGATATTCGCATTTTTATCATTTCTTTTCACCTCTCTGAGGAACTCCAGGATTACGTATACTCAATTGTAAATCCTCCTTTATAAATTTGATTAATCAACCCACAGAATTAAGTGTGGATTAAACTGGTGCCACTGGTGAGACTTGAACTCACACATCATTTCTGATAATAGATTTTGAGTCTATCACGTCTGCCAATTCCGTCACAATGGCATATGGGGAATGAATCCCCATTTGATATTCCTTTGTAGTGAATAGGGGGAAGACTACTCTGGAATATAGTATGTTATACAGAGTATATTATACAGATTTCTGTGCTGTAAACAAAATATATGCTTTATTATATCATGTTTATAGTCCCTATTCTTCAGGCGTTTATTTTGAAATTGCTGCGTAATCGCTCACAATCTTAAGGCCGACCTGTAAGGCCTTTGGTTGGGGCAGCGAGATTTGAACTCACGAATGCAGGAGTCAAAGTCCTGTGCCTTACCGCTTGGCCATACCCCAATATCATTTCCTTTTCAATTTCTTTTGACAGAATCGCTTAGCTCTTTCAATAAAATCTTCCACCGAATCAATGTCACGAATAACAATTGTGTAGCCATCTTTTCTCTGAATCCATGCATTAACTTCGTCTGTCAATGAATTATAACTTAACTCTCTTGCACCTATCAGATTTCTTGCTTGCATTTTATTTGCCTTTTCTTCACAAGCCTTGTATAAATCCCTTTTGCTTTTATTCATCTGAATCCCTCCTAAGTAAGAGGAAGAGCAGCTTATGCTGCTCTTACCTCGTTCAATGCCATATGATACTTTGTGTTTCCACTTACATACAGTGCATTTATTGTATCTTTGTCAAGTCCCTTTACTACTGCAATTTTAATGATTGTTGCCATGTCCATACCAGTTTTCTCAAGCTTAGTAACCATTGTGATACATCTGTAAGAGAATGTTGCCCTTATTCCATTGTTCTGTGCCACATCTCTGAGTTCGTGAATGAAGCTTACCAAATCTGAATTATTCTTGCTGATTGCCATTTCAATTCTAAGTGAGTAATCAAACTCGATTATTGCGAATCTATCAAGTGTTGCCTGGTCAAGAACCATTCTACCTGTATACATTTCATCTGCACCTGAACCAACTGTATTTCCTGCAGCTACGAAGTGAACATGCTTCAGATTTACTCTGCCATTTGGAAACTCAAAGTAACCATTTGCAATTGCTGCATTAAGAAGAACCAGAACCTCAGGTATTGAGGCATCCATTTCATCAAGGAAGAATATGCACTCATTTTCATCTGTACATGCCTTGTAGAACTCAGTCTCGTGGAAGTCACCGCCGGCATCAATAAATCCGGTTAACTTATACTCCTGCTGTACTGAATTGCTAAAGTAGAAGTTCCAGCCATTCTCTTTTGCTATCTGCTCAACTGTATGATTCTTACCAGAACCTGCAGGACCTGCAAGATATACTGGGATTCCGCATTCCAGACAAGCCTTTATCTGGTCATACTTTTCGTGGTGAATCTCACCTTTAGTCTCTACATTTGGGATTGGAACGTTCTTGGGAACTTCAATCTCGTTTGCCTTCATTTCTTCCTTTATCTTTTCAACAGTCTTGCCAATGTTAGATGTATCAGTCTTTTTTACTCCCTTTGTCTCGTAAAGCTTTTCAACATTTGTTACGTTATAGTTAGCATCGAAGTCTACTGCAGTTCCGTCAATGATGAATCTATTGTTGTAAGCTTTTCTTACGTAAGTATAGATTTTTGAAGAATCATTGAACTTTACCTCTGCTACGATGTAACCAACCTTGTTTGCCTTTTCAATCTTACGAACCTCAAAATTAATGTTTGTCATAAAAAACATCTCCTTTTCAAACTTGAAACTTTATTCTGGATTGAGTTGTCTCTCTCAATCTCTGAATACATTATACCATACATTTTTGCATTTGTCAATAGGTTTGCAAAAATTTTTTTATTTAATTTTATAGCAGAGGTTCGGGGGATTAAATATCCCCCAAATCCTCAATACCTGTTATCTTTGTTACGTCCTTTGTTATTTTAGCAGGCAGAATATACTCACCCTTTTCAAGGTCAAATACCTTTTTCATTTCTTCAATTTTCATTGGACAACCATATCCACCTACAAAACCTTTTGATACCTTTGGGTAAACTTCTTCCCATCTGAATAACAGACGTCTTAGCATGCTTGGGTGAACCAGAGGAAATGCAAGCTTTGCAAGGTTCAACTTTTCTGTTGAGTTCTTTACTCTCAGCTTAAGGACATAATTCTCGTTACTGTTCTTGTGATTTCTGATACCAAGGATAACATTCAGGTTACACCTATATCCATTTGCCTCAAGCTTCTTGATTATCTGAAATGCTTTCATGCTTTCCTTTACTATGTCCTCAGTTTCCCATGTCCATGAGTAATTGATACATTTGTTCAGTGTGATTACCTTCTGCTTTGCAGGTACCTGTTTCTTACTGAGCATATTTGTTGGAACACCATTCAGATACAGAGGAACTACTGCCTGATAACCAGCTACACCATAAACAGTCTTGGGCTTCATTACTGGTTCCATTCTCTGCTCCTCAACCTTGAGCCTCTGTACTAATTTCTGAGACATGTCCTGCCAACCATTCTTCATTAAGTCTACTGCCTGCTCAAAGGATTTTGTCTGGGTAAAACTTTCTGTGTTATTTACCGACATATGCTGTTCCCATCTGAAACTGTCATTAAATGGAGTTTTACAAAGGTAGTCGTAAAATTCATTCATACTACCATACTCAATTACCTGTGATAATTCACTGTTCTTACCTGCTTTAACTTTCATAGTAAGCCCTCCTTATTAACCTTAATACTTTTTCTCAGTGTATAACCACTGAATCATTTCTGTAATTACATTATACCACATAATTTTTAGTTTGTCAATAGAAAATAGAAAAGTTTTTTATTTACTTTATAATTACTTTAGTATTAGTAAGTTACTTTAGTAACTTAGTAATAGTAAAGTTATAATTATATTATAAAACTTGCTTTGCAAAATATCTCAATCCAATTTCAGTAAGCTTACATTTCTTATGCCTTCCAGCTTTTCTGAGAACAAAATATTTTCCTATACCTGAATATTTTGCATAGCTTATTGGCTCATTTGAATAATTCCGAAAATAACAAAATCCATTATCAACTAAATAATTGTAAAAATCATTTGCTTTAATTCCCAAAATTTTAGCTGATTCTGAAAGAGAAAACAACATTTTTCTTCACCTCCAAAAATATCATACCATTCTATTTTACATCAGGATTAACGATAAGCCATATCTGATAAATTCAATATGAGATTATTATAAATCAATCAAGATTAAAAATAGTGGTAACTAGGAAAGAGCTAAGATGGTTACTTCTCTAATATCAATTTATCTTTTTCACCATAGAATCCAAAGAGGGATATAGCAGCAGAATCGCAGGCATCATCATTTATTTTCCATGATTTACCATTCTGAATAAAAACATTCTTTTTCTTCCTTGAACTTGACATATCAATAAAAACAGAATGGACATGTTCTTGATAGTTATTTAGTAACCATTTAAAGGTTGGATATTTTTCTGGTTCCATATTCCAGGCATTATCTGGATTTCCAGGTTTTGAAGAACCTACTATTTGAGCTTTCCAACATCTTGTATCTACTGAATAAACAGGAATACCATAATAAGACATGACATCAACTATCAAAGCATTAAGGGCACCAATGGATTTGATATAATCAATATTTAAAAATCCTTGTGAACGCAATCTGATTCTTTCAATAATACAAATTATATTTCCAGATTTATTATAAATCTTTTCAAGAATCTTTTTTAATTGCATAAAAAGGTATTCCCTTTTGGCTGAATTACTTACATAGTTTTCAAGATAAATACTACTTACTTTCAGAAGTTTTATTTTACCATCATAAGTTAGAGCTGATATGCTGATACCAGTATTTTTATAACTTTGGTCTATTCCAATTACAAGTTTTTTATATTTTGGTATAGGTCCTTTTACACAAAGTTTTTCATCACATTCCAAACAATCAAGATATAAAACTTTGCAATTATTTATTGGGCAGAACTTAGCCATATTTCCTCCTTTACAAATAAAGCTCCCAATTAAGGGAGCTCAATTCATTCTTTATACTCTACCAATTCAAAGTTACTTGAAAGTTTCTTTGCTTGAATATATATTTTTGCTTCTTCTGGATTATCAAATACTTTTACCTCTCCAAAGACATCGCAAAGATATTTACCAGTACTACTATTTCTGATTGCATATTTTATTTTTCTGATTTTATTTACTTCGTCCTTTATTTCATTCCATTCCATTAATCATAAACCTCACTTTCGTCATTTCTCTCTAACATTGCATTGTTTGCCATTGTTTTATAAATATCAACAGATTTTTTAAGTTCTTCAATTTCGTCTTGCATTTCATGGAATTTTGCTTCAACTTCAATTTCAGTATACCATTCACCATCTATCCACATATTTGGTTCCTCCCCTAACTGCATTTCATCGCGCATTCTTTGTATCTTATCCTCAGCTATTCTTTTAGCAAACCATAAGCCCAAAAGATAACTTAAAATATTTGATACAATAAATAATAACATAAATAAAGTCCATTTCATTTATTACTGTCCTCCCTTGCTTTACTTACATATTCTTCAATTTCTTTTTGAGATAAATTTCTGCAATCTTTCCCTGTTATTCTTATGCTTATTGGACAACTAAGACAATGAGGAACTTGACTACAAATTTGTTCTCTTGTCATATCTTTACACGTCCTTTTCCAATATTCCAACAGGCTTCTCTTAATGCACACTTAGAACATCGTTTACAATCTGGTGATTTACAATCTTTAGGACGACTTACCATTTTATGTTCCTTAATTACTCTGTCATAGTAATAAATAATTTGCTCAGCTCTGTCTTGGAATGGAGCAACCAATTCTGAATCAAAATCATACACTTCCACTTTGAAGTCTTGTGTGTTTTTATCTTCTGAAAGAACAAAACCTTTTTTGATTCCTTTCAAAAACATATACCATTGACATTGCTTATAAGCAGATGGGTGCTTTGACATATGCTGAAACTGAAATGTATTTACAGATTTTATTTCACCTATCATTTTACCATCATAAAACTCAGGAATGGTACAAATAATATCAGGTGTAAAACTTATTTTGTACCTTTCATCATACTGAGTAACATCAAGGTCCTTATAAGTAGAATAACCAGCACGAATAAATAATCTTTGCCACTTCTCGTGGATTGCATTACCTTGCTCAAAGATTCTTTTTAAACCTATTTCAACTTGTTCACCTTGAAGTTGCTTATATAATAAACTTAACACTTGTTGCCTGATACAAAAATCTTTTTCTCCTGCAATCAAGGCAGAAGCATGAAGTCCAATTCTTTCCTGAGTCTCGGCACCTCTTGTCATTACTTGTTGAACAAACTTAGTTTCTTCTTCAATATTCTTTTCAAGATAAAAAGTAGCATTTAATATCTTTTCAAGTTTTGCAGATTCTGATGTCTGAATCTTTGTACCATTTCCTCTGGCAGCCTTTTTAATTTCACTTATCAATCCTGACATATTTTCACCAACTTACCTTCTTTAATTTCAAACAAACCTGATGTTGTCACTACTCTGCTTATTCCTGCATTCCTTATCATTCTTTCACATATTGGACAAGGTTCACAAGGATAAATTTCTCGCATACATTCGTCGCCAAGTATTGCTTCAAAGCCAGCAATATACATTATTGCGCCTATCATATCTTTTCTTGCTGCTGATAACATAGCATTTTGCTCTGCATGAACGCTATGGCAATCTGAATAATCACCAGAGTTATGTGGCTTATTCAATCTATTACATACACCTGAATCACAACAATTCTTTTCTCCTCTGGGATTTCCATTATAACCTGTCGCTATGATTTCATCATTGTTTATTATTACACAACCATAATGCCTTTTTAAACAAGTACTTCTTTCAGAAACTGTCTGGGCAATATGCAAATAATAATTATCCTTTATCGGCCTACTCATCTTTTACACCTCCACAACAAATATAAGCCATAGCATTTTCAAAAGTTTCTTCATCAACAAAAGAAATTCTATAAGTGGTCCCGTCTTTCATATACACATCACAACCAGCACCAATCTTTTTAATTGCTTTTATCTCTGAGACATTAATGACATAATCACCTAACCTTACAAACTTCATCTATGCTTCCTCCTAAATCCTAAAGTGTCCAAAGCATCTTCTAACAATATCAACAATTGAACTATCACATATAAGCAACCTATTATAGCCCCGATAACAACTAGGGTAATTATTATAATAACACCTATCTTGCCTATTATATCTAACACATTGTACATTTTAGTCCTCCTCGTCCTCCTCTAAAAACTCTTTTGGAACTCTCTTTCCATACTTTTCAGCTCTTTGTCGCATTATCTCTTTTCTGATTTGTGGAACATCATCAAAGCTCACAAATCCTCTTTCAAATATCAAAGGAATTTCACACTCACCTTGAGGATTGCTTACCTTTGATTTTACTACTTTACATTTCATAATCAATCCAATTTTTTCTGATGTTGCAGAATTATGTGGATTCTTATTTGGTATTTCAATCCATGCTTTTCTTGCCACCTGAATCCTTAATGAACATGCATGCTTTAACTTTCTTCCGCCTGGAGTATCTGTCTTTTCACCGAACAACATCGCATTCATTTTATCACGAACCTGATTTACAAAAATCAATGTTGTTCCTGTGATTTCTATTATTTCCTCAACTGTCGGCAAATATTTATTCATCAGCCTTGCTGTACCACCGATTCTTTGTTCCTCTATTGTATCACGTTCTGCAGATTTCAGAACCTTTTCCGCATCATCTTTTGGAACCATACTTGGTACAGAATCAATACCAATCAAAGGAATACCTGCCTTTGCAAATTTGATTGTTTTATTGAAAGCATCTTCGCCATACTTTGCACGATAAATTAGCATTTGCTTTGGACGATTACCAAACACCTTTGCTCTCTCAGAATCAAAAGTACCTTCTATTGGAATATCTAAACACATAGTATGTAATCCACAAAGGTGATATAATAATGTGGTCTTTCCTGAGGATTCTGGTCCAAAGATTTCTACCACTCTACCTTCTGGCATGCCTCCGCCAATTATTTCATCTAAGTCCTCAATACCTGTGGACCAACGATTTATTTTCAGATTTGCATGCTTACTACCGATAGAATAAATTGAACCCTCTCCCTCCTTTTTGTTTATCTCATTACAAAGCTTTATGATTTCTGCCTTATTGGTTTTTGCCATTTTCATTTCCTCCAATTACTAAGAAAAGTGGCCGAACCAACGGCCACTTCCTGTTTTCATTTTATGTTTTGCATTTCAGCATATCCAATTATTTCATCTGAACCAAATTCAGAAACTGGTACGAGCAATGTCTTTTCATCTTTTTGCCTTACATCTGAAAAATGAAAAATTCTACCTGTCATTTGCTCGTAATAATCATTCCACCCATAGGTTTTTGCAATTTCTTCAAGTTGCATACTAAACACTCTCCTTTTCTTAATTATCAAATCTACTACAATGCTTTTGCGAGCATTTCATTTCTTGCACAAATGGTTCATACTTGTCAATGAATCTTTTGATTCTTGATGTTTCATTTCTCCACATTCTACGTTCATCAGCATCGTCGCTATATCGCATGTCACCATTGCAATGACCATCTTCAAAGTAACACGAATAAACATAATCCATTTCTGCAACCATATCTCGTAAGTTCCAATCATCTGTGTCCTCACTGAAACACGTTTCGATTGTATTGTGTTCATACCCGATATGTTCCATAATCGAATTGTACCGCTTAATAGCAGATTCTAAATTAAGCTTACTTGTCTTTGCCATACTTAACACTCTCCTTTTAAATTTTAATATATCAAGGTGGCATTTCTGCCACCTCTCAATCATCACTTGTTCATTGCTTCCTTAAGCTGACTCATGTAAAAATCATTCTCAGAAATTTTTACGTATCCATACTTTTCAAATCTTTCAATAAACTCAACCTTTTCTCTTCTGCCGAGTTTAGTGAAGTCAAGCTTCTTTATACCATCAACCATTCTCTGGAGGCTCTTTGCATAATCAATGTAGTGCTTTGTTATGTAGCTATCAGAATTGAACCAATCAAAGTTTGCCTTGAAGTCCTCGATTGCCTTTTCAGCCATTTCAACTTCAGCAACTAATGCTAACTCAACCATTGTTGTATCTACATCTTCTGCTTTTGCCTTAGCTTCCATTTCATTAACCTTTGCAATAATCTTTTCAAGATTTTCAATAAGCTCATCAAGGTCAAAATCGCTTACACCATTGAACTTGTCACAAAGGAGATACTCCTCTGTTTCAGCCCATTCATTCCAAGTAAAAGAATAATGCATGTAGTCAACTCTGATACAGAGATATGTTTCGCCATCAGCTCTTAAAGTTGTGATTGGCATTCCTCTATACTCGAAGCCTCTAAATCTGTTGCCATCGTCTGTGAAGTCAAGGTCCTCACGTCTCTCAAAACCAACGATGTTTCTGATGTTTGCAAGTGATAAATTAGTAACTTTTTTCATAATATTTCCTCCTCTAAGGTCTTGAACCATTTCTGGTTCGTTGTGTTTGATTTATCTTCTGTTTACATTATATCATGTTATTTTGGGTTTGTCAATAGGTTTTTGCAAAGTTTTTAAAAATTTTTTGTTTTAACGATTTGCCTTGGCATATAATGTAGAATTATACTTTGTTACTCTACTGATATAAACTTTCTTTTTAAACTCAAGAGCTCCACATTCCAAAAGTAAACTTATAACCCTTGATGTGACTGTTCTTGATTTACATCTGTCATAAAAATTGTCATATGACGTAAAGATTCCATTTTTCTTTCGTTCATTCAGAATAAACTCAGCTGCCTTTTCTCCAACACCATTTACATCTGATAAACCTTGTTGTATTGCTAAATCTCCGTCAAATTTCTTCAAGCATGTTTTTATTTCAGAACGATTTACATGCGGTAAGAAAATTACAGAACCAGATTTTACAGCACACTCTGTATACTTTACAACCTTTGCCTCTTCACCTGCATATTTCAATTTTGAGAACCAAAACACTGTTGGGTAATGTACCTTATAAAACATCTGCTCTGCACTTATCAGTGAATAACCAACCGAATGTCCCTTATTGAAAGAATAATTATAAAACTTCTTGAATATCTCCTTAGCCACATCTGAATCCATACCGAGCTTCTTTGCACCTACAACAAATTGCTTTTCATACTTTGGATATTCATTGTTAAAATACTCTATCTCTGTTCTTCTAGTACTACCATACTTATATTTCAGAACTTTATAAGCTTCGTCCCAGTTCATACTTGCTATATCATGAGCCATCTGCATTATCTGTTCTTGATAAATTATCGTGCCATACGTTTCACTCAAATAACTATCAAGTTCAGGAATTATCGTAGCCTCACCAGTTCCATTTACTATTGCCTCTTTATTAGCTCCATATATCTGTGGCATCTTTTGACTAAGAGGTCCTGGTCTATTCATAGCAGAAGCAGCAACTACATCATCAAAACTATCACAATGTATCTGCATTAATAATTCTTGCACAGAACGTTTATCGAACTGAAATACTCCGTCACATTCTCCCTTGGAAAATGCTTCAATTGTCTTTTCATCTTCAACCATTGATATGTCAAAATTATCATACCCACAATATTTTCTGCATTCGCCTATCTCTGACATAGTACTTAAGCCTAACATATCAAACTTTACAACACCTAATATTTCAAGGTCCAATAAATCATAAGCAGTGAAGCATTTACCTGTTTTACTATCATACTTCATTGCTGTAAAGTCTAATATATCACTACCAACTATAGCTACACCTGCAGCATGGGTACCAATATATCTGACTTTATTATAAAGCTTCGTAAAATGCAATAAAATATCATCATACTTTACATTTATATCCTGAGCATCTTCATCTTGCAATAAGCCTTCTGAATCAAGGTTGGTTGTATCGTCAATATACTTTTTGACAACCACTTTAATATTACCAATTATTTGCTTATTCATCTTGGCCTCCGCCGTGTCCACAGATTTATCTGTAGGAAGCCCACAAACTTTAGCCAAATCATTTATCAGATTATCAATTCTGTATAAGCCGTATGAGCATACCTGTGCCGAAAGGCCGTCGTACTTATCAAGCAAATGCTGAATAACTTCACCACGCCTATCTGTTTCAAAATCTATATCTATATCTGGCATCTTGTGTCGTTCTTTCATCAAGAAACGTTGTTGCTCCAAACCAAAATAAATACTATCTACCTCAGTTATCTTCAATGCCCAGTTGGTGATATAATTACAACCAGAACCTCTACCTGGTCCAACATAAATTCCATTATCTTTTGCCCAGTTAACATATTCTGCAACCATCAAAAAATAATCTTGGAAATTATGATACTTAATTACATCAAGCTCACTTAATGCTCTCTGCCAATATTCTTTTGTATACTTTCCTCTGTCTTTAAGTCCCTGCTTTACTTTTGATTTCAAAACATCAAATGAATTATCTGCCATCTTTGGCAACGTCTCTTGTAAATTATCAAGATAATTTAATTCGCACTTTTCTTCAATTTCATCAATTGCTTTTTCCATATGTCTAATAAACTTTTTGCATGATTCTTCATTACTAAAATCTGCCTTATGCATTTTATAAAAACGCTTCTGCATTTCATTTGGAGCAGGCATGTATCTTTCAGTGTATGTACCACGTATCCAATCTTCATCATGACCTGCTATTTGGTGCATTTTAACATATGTTTCCAAATCTTCTTTTCTACCTCTATGTGAATCAGATGTTAAAATACATTTTATCTTCAATTCTTTAGCTAACTTTATAAGCTCAACATTAACCTTTTCTTGCAACCCTTCTTCTGAAACTTTATATGGCTGAATTTCAATGTAAAAATCATCACCAAAAATACTCTGCATTTTTCTCAAATACTTTTTTGCCTTTTCTATCTCTCCATTAATTATACACTGAGAAGAATATGAAGCAATACAAGCACTTGTGCATATTAATCCCTTGTGGTATTCTTCAAGCATATCAAATGTCCATATTGGATTATAATACCTTTGTAAATCCCCATAATACTGTAAAGCATTTAAGTTATGATAACCTTGCAAATTTTTTGCAATTAATATCAGGTGATAACCTCTTGTTTGTTCTTTATACTTTGGAAGAAAATAACCCTCAACACCAAGTATTGCTTTCATGTCGAGTTCTTTACAAGCCTGCCAAGTTCTTATCAATCCATTTGTATTTCCATGGTTTGTAGTTGACAAACTTTTATATCCTAACTCTTTAGCATATTCTGCCAATTCTTTTGCTTTTCCAAAACCATCAAAAGTACTAAACTCATCATGTCGGTGCAAATCAAACATTTTCTTTCACATCTCTTTCATACAAATGTAATGAACCTGCAATATGTGTATATGTTCCAAGTCCTACACCTAATTTCATGCTTAATAAAATTTGCAAATTACAGAACTGAAAAACATCATACGGAAAACCTAACCATATATCATTTGACCTCATATATGTTGTCATATACAACTTATTATCTCTAACAAAGAACTGTAAACATACTGTGCAATTTACATCTTTGCTTTCTGAATTATCAGGAGCCTTTATGTGAATAACTGCCTGTCTTGATTCTGGCTTATCTTTAAGCATATTATACACATACTCAAATTGGTCAAACCCATACTTATACTTTATGCAATATCCATAATTTGAATTTACTGTCACACCATTGTCTGACATTCTATCCCAATTATCTGTATATTTCTGAATCTCCGAAAGATTATTATTTCCAGACAAATACCAAAGAAATTCGCCTATTGCATATCTCATTGATAACTTACGTATGTCTGACTTACATATATTTCTTGTCGGGTCAGATATCACAGTTATTGCATTCAAAATCTCTCCATGAACAATTCCGTCTCTTGAAGCCTGTAAATCATTCTGTCTCAAAAGCTTGTCATACCACCAATCAAAAGCCTCTGTAACAGTATCACATTCACAAATCATATTCATACGTGGCATACTTTATCCTCCTATCTCTCTTATTATCTGTGTAATAAATATGGCTTTACGTCTCTGACATTTATACCTCAACTTATTCAAAATTTCCGTAAAACCTTCCTTTGTCATATTGTGCATTATAAGCTTAATATCTTCAAAATCAGATACCCTTATAACACCATCAAATATTCCCTCGAGTCCTCTACAAAAATCTTTATCAACCAACGGCATACAACCTACAGCAATTGCTTCATAAAATCTTGCAGTAACCCAATCTATATTTCTGTACTCTTCTCTGCATATCATTAATGCATACTTACTTTGGCTCAATTCCTCAATATAAACATCGTGCGGAACTCGTGTATCATAATTTTGCGAATAACTTTTTATTCTTTTGTTATATATTTTATCTGCCAAATTATAAAGCTCAAACTTATCTTCTCGCCTTAAATCATTACCACCAAAATTTATGCAATCTGTTCTATCGCCAAAAAGCAATCTTGGTCTATTATACAAATACTTATAAAACAATTCTGGAATACCTGAATAAACCTGTCTTACATTCAGCTCTCCATAAATTCCATTGTATCTCTGATGAAAAACTACATCACACTTTTCCATTATGTTTTTACATGTCTCCATTGCAATTGAATCTGACATAATGAAAATCTTTTTATCATAGTTATCTAACAACTTATACACTCTTTCATTTTCTTCCTCTGAACACTTTCCATTTATGACTATCAATACCTTTCTTTTGCAATTTATTCCCTTGAGCTCTTGCTTAATTATATCATACTCAAACAATCCTGAGTTCTTATCTGACTTTAAGCCATCATAATAACTTAAACCTATTTTGTAAACCTCAATCATAAAAACATCGGCTCCTTTTTATTTTCAATTATCTTTGCCAATTCTTCTATCATTCCAGAATATCTCTGAGCACATTCCTGACAAACAGAACAACTTGTACCATAACCATATCTCATATAAAGCCTTTTACTAAACTCAATTTCTACTGATTCATAATTTCTGCATTTTGAGATATTACCATAAGCATACTTTGTCTGCTCTCCATACTCTCCATTATCATTGAGTAACTTACAACATGGATATATGTCTCCATTACTATCTATTGTTGCACTAATGCGTGGAAGATAACATTTTGTTTCTTTTTGCTTATATGATTCTCCAGCCATTCCATACCAATTATCCATATATAAATCTCTTGCATTGGTTATCTTCTTTTTATTTGCAATTTCATCATCTACGACAATTGCTAATTTCCTCTGGAAGTCAAGTCTCTCTGTCTCTGACATCTTCATGTCTTTCCATGTGTGCAGATTATAATAATTAAGCAAACAATTATTCTTGACTGCAAAATTATATAAATCAACCGCCTCTTTGTAATTCAGATTACTCATGGTAGCACTTATACGAATTGGTATCATATTACTTGGCCTATTCTGATTAATAAACTTGATTGATTCCTTTACAGTTTGTAAACCATTGACACCTCTGATATAGGCATACCTTTCTTCATTCACAGAATCTATTGATGTATGAATACGATATGCAGTTTTGGCCACCAGTTCAAGCAGGTCAGGCCTCTTAGTTATGAGAGTAGTTATAAGGCTATATTTAATATCAAGTTCCTGGCATAAAGCTATAACCTCCGGCAGATGCTTATACATTAACGGCTCTCCACCGCTAAAAACTACCGTCTGCAATCCCTGCAATTTTAAATATCTTAATGTACATTTTACTGCATCAATATCAAGTTGAACATTTGGCCATTCATACTTTCTACATGATAAGCAACGTGATGGACAAGCATTCAATAAATTCATCTGAATACTTAATATATTATTTTCTTTTATTTCTTTTTCATAGGCTGTAAACTTTCCCATTGACCTATCTCCTTTACATAATTTTCAATTTCATCAATTAAGCTTGGTATATCAGAATATACACAATTAATTCTGACAAAATTTCCTTTTACTTCTCCTATGTATTGTTCAATAAGTTTGTTTGCATCTTCAAACATTTTCTTGTGTCTCGTCAAATCTTTTCCATGTTCTTTTGAAGAACGAACAACATCTGTTGGATTCATTCCAATATACACAACATTTTCTATCTTTGTCAAAGCATTAAGTGCTTTCCAAAAAATCTCTTTTGCACGAAACTCATTGTTTTGCCTATCTATAATTCCATATACAAATTCTGATGTAAACAATCTATCAAAAATAACATTACATTTTGTAGTTTTGCATAAACCAAGCAATGCCATTTGTGACCTCATATTTCCCTCTTGTGATTTCTCGTGTACACCTTCCTCTTTGTATATTGGCAAATTGATTCTTTCAGATAAACCTTTACATAACGTTGACTTTCCTATTCTGTCTATACCTTCAACTATAATTATCATCTGAATCCCTCCAAATAATAGGAAGTAGAGGAGTACACCACATACTCCTCTCAATTCCATTAGCCTATTCTATTCTTAACCTCAACTATTTTATCGGCTATTGCTTTAACAACATCTTCTGCTGAAAAATTAGAAAACATTGCAACATTCATAAGCACTATAAAACAATCGGCAAGTTCCTTAAGCTTTTCTTCCTTTTCAAGCTTATCATTTCTGAAGTTCTTCCAACGCTTATCAGCATCAAGCAATTCACCAATCTCAGACATTAATTGCATTATATGATATGACATTAAGCGAATATCATCTTTTGGCAATTCTGTTATCTCTGCATCGGTGAATCCCTTATACAATCCTTTTTCAAAAAATCTATTTTGATTTTTTACTTGCATATTATATAAAGTTGCAAAAGCTGTTTCACCTGGAACAATCAACTTATTCCAGTCTACACTTACCTCAGAATGGGACTTCATCATCGGCCCACCATTTTGCAATTCAGCCATCATCTTCCTCCCAATCATCATCGTCGGCTTCATCTTCATCGCCCCAATCTTCCTGAGCTTCATCATATTCCTCAAGCAGGTTTATGTAGTACTTAGCTGGCTTCTTTGGAACACAATCAATGTCTCTTTCTTTACAAAGGCCATAGAGCTCCTTAGGGGACATTATGGTGTAATCCTGAGTGGTTTCTTCTTCATCGTCCCAATCATCATCGTCCTTTGCTTTCTTTGTTGTCGATTTCTGAGACTTTGACTTAGTCTTTGTTGGCTTCTCGTCCTCTTCCTCATAATCTTCTTCGTCGTCCTCAGATTCATCAGCAGGAAATGCCTTTGCCAACATCTTTAATATTGCCTTTTCTGAATAAGCCTTTGCTTTTTCATTTCTGAACTTATTCTTGTCCATTGGAACAACAGTGAATGATTTATTTTGCTGTTTGCCTGTAACACTAATAACATAGTCTCTATCTGTCAATGTTCCATATGTTTCATATAAGGCCATAAGTGCAGGAATTGGTGAACAGTTATTTACTGCAAACATAAACAACTTAACTTCCTTAGCCTCATAATCATATACCGACCAGATATACTGACTTCTTGTTCTCAAATCTTCCTCTTCGCAATATGGACAATCTTTTCCAAATAATTCCTGACAAGGAACATTTATACCTCTTTCAAAACTATCATGGAACTTTACCTCCATGCCTTCGTCCATATCATTCAGAAAACGAATACGAACTTTTTGACCTTCTCTGAAGTAAATAAACTTGCCCTTATTACTTCCAGACTTTGCAACATCTGATTTGATTTTGTCAAGCAGACCCATTTTTTATTTCTCCTTTAATAATTTTATAGTTTTTGCATGCATTTTTTCAAATGATTCCTGTGTCATTTCACCAGGGTCCTTAATTCCTTTTAAGTATCTGAATCTTATTGTTTCAAATATTGTCTGCAAATACTTAGTCCCTTTTCTTCCACAAGTATCATTATCTAATGCACTTATTACTTTCTTAATTCCTGCTTTTTTGAGTTTTTCAATTTGCTGAGCAGTCATTTTCCAACCAAGGATAGCAACTACATTAGTTTCTCCAAACTGAATAAATTTCAATCTGTCCATATAGCCTTCAACTACAAAAACATAGTCTTTTGAACCATAATCACCAACCAATGTAGTTGCCCTTGAAAAACCTGTATTATATAAATACTTTCGTTTCTTTTCAATTTCCTTGTGCATCGTTCTACATACCCAGCCTTTAAACTCTCCATTATCAAGCATAGGAAAAATAAGCCCATAAGACTTATTATATGTTATCTTTGCACCACATTTCTTCAAAGTTTGAGGCTTGAATCCTCTTTGCTTCATATAAGCTTTAGCTTCAAGCACTTCGGCCTCTTCTGAATATCTCCAATCTACTTTCCTCAAACCATAATAATAATCATGGGCCTCATTGTATAAGTCTTTACTTACATTTTTCTTTTTCACATACTTCCCAATTTTTATATTACTACATTTTTTGGATTTCAAAATTCGATAATACTTTGCCAATGCCTGCAAATCATTCAAATCATTATACTTGGCTTCCATAAGTTTTACAAATCTTTCAGCATTGCCAGATAAGGAACAACCAAAACAATACCAATTACCTTCTTGATAATTGACTATTAAGCTTGGGTTCACATCTTGATGAAAGGGACATACAATCTTTTCTGATTCAAAACTTTGCCCAGATGAAAGATTATAATACCATAATACTTTAGCCAAGTTTTCACCTTCCAAAGTACTTACACTTTCTTCTTTGTTGTCACTGTGTAGTACGGATTTTTCTTTTCGGTCGTGTAACATCCGTCCACATCCTTTTCTGACAATTTACCTGTAAGAAATAATTGGTCAATCTCTTTTTGATTCACAACTTTTGTGATATTCAAAAACGATTTGAACTTCTTAGGATTTACTCCACATGACTTGAGATATTCAATCAAGCCAGACATATCCTTGACCTCATATTTCTTTGATATAAAACTTTGGCAATATTCTTTACCTAACTTATTTTCAAGCTTGTCAGCGTCAAAATTGATGGTAACTGCTTGGCATCTTTTAACCGTCACAATTGTTGGTGCTGAGAGTTCATCTGTCACAAAAATATCCTGAGTTTCACCACTATCATTAAAAAAGTCATCGGCTAACTTATTGAATATTTCTTTACGTTTTTTAAAGGCATTTTCCTCTGCCTTAAAAGCACGTTTGCGAAAAAGATAATCTACAACAGATTGCTTCCATAACTCATAGTTTTTATCTGCTTTATTCTTATCACTTTTCATTTTCTTCACCTATTCCTTTCAGCATATTATAGACTCCTCTTGGCCATCTTGCACCAGTTCTTACCCATAATACATCTTCAAAAGGAATAACATGTGTTGCACCATAAGATGTTTCTACCATTAACTTTCTGGACTTTGTAGA